ATGAATCTGTCGGGACTCAAACCTGACCCGCGCAATGCGCGCAAACACAATCCCCGTAACGTCGGCATGATCGAGAAAGCGCTGGGCGAGGTGGGCGCGGCGCGCTCAATTGTGATCGATGAGGACGGTACAATCCTGGCAGGCAATGCCACAGTCGAGGCCGCCGCTGCTGCTGGCATAGAGCGCGTGCAGGTGGTCGACGCTGACGGTGAGACTATCGTGGCCGTGCGCCGCACCGGCCTGACCCCAGAGCAGAAAACGAAGCTCGCACTCTATGACAATCGCACCGCAGAACTCGCCGAATGGGACTCTGAAGTGCTGGCAGACGTGGCAGGCGAGATTGACCTGTCGGGGATGTTCACGGATGTAGAACAGGCGGAACTGGGCAATCTCAGCAAGGTCGAGTTTCCAGAGTTTGACGAATCCGTAGCTGACTCGGTTGAATACATCACTTGCCCCAAGTGCGGTCACAAATGGCCGAAGTAGACTATCCTGCAATCCTTGACGCGGCCTGGCAACAGCACCTGGCACCACGAGCATCTGATGCACCTACGGTTGTTAGCTTGTTTGCAGGTTGCGGCGGATCGAGCTTGGGCTATAGCATGGCCGGCTATAGGGAATTGCTGGCAGTCGAATGGGATGATAATGCAGTAGCCACATTCAGACTCAACTTTCCAGATGTACCGGTCTATCATGGTGACATTCATGATTTGTCAGTGGATGAATGTTTGCGACTGGCAGGATTGCAGCCTGGGCAACTTGATGTACTAGACGGCTCTCCGCCTTGCCAGGGGTTTTCGACGGCGGGCAAACGGCAGATTGATGATGCGCGCAATAGTCTGTTTCGAGAGTATGTGCGATTGTTGCGCGGCGTGCGGCCTAGAGTATTCATCATGGAGAATGTGAACGGTCTGGTCAAGGGCAAGATGAAGCTTGTGTTTGCTGAGATCATGCAAGAATTGAAGGCCAGTGGCTATCGAGTATCCTGCCGTTTGATGAATGCCATGTGGTTCAACGTTCCGCAGAGCAGGCAGAGGCTCATCTGGATTGGTGTGAGAGATGATTTGACAATGATCCCGAATCATCCCATCGCTCTGCGACAAGCCATCGCTCTGCGACAAGCCATCGCTCTGCGACAAGCCATCGCTCTGCGGCGTGGCTGGGGACGACGACGATTGAACGAAGGCATAAAAAATAAGCAATTTGTCAATAAATGGCGCTCTCTCGATTGGCCCTGTGTGACTTTGGAAAAGACGCGTCCACCAATTTTATTGGATGATGGACAAGAACGAGAATTGACTTTGAGCGAATGCGCTATCATCGGTAGTTTTCCACATCAATTTGCATGGGGAATCGACGCATATCAATGCATCGGTAACAGCGTTCCGCCTCTTTTTATGCGCGCCATAGCAGAGCATGTAAAGTCGCGGATTCTAACAAATGGGTAAGCTTCTGAATGCAGCACAATTTATAGAGGCAATCCAGGGAACGGGCGGCATCAAAACGACGATTGCTGCCAGGTTGGGTTGCAACTGGCACACGGTTGACAAGTGGTGCCGCACAGTGCCCAGCGTCAAGGCTGCCTATGAGGACGAGTGCGAGCGGATGCTTGACGTGGCAGAGAGTGTTGTACTACAGGCGCTGCGCGACGATTTGAAAGTGCGTGTCGAGGTACGTAAGAAGGACGGCACAGTTACAATGCATATGGCGGCAAAACCTCTTGATCCGCCCACGCGCTTGCAAATGGTACGCTACTATCTCAGCACGAAGGGCAAGCACCGTGGCTATTCAGAACGCACCGAGGTCACAGGGGATGACGGCGGGCCGATTGTCATCAAATGGCCAGGTGATGACGAATGACAGCGCGCATCGTGCACCTGCCAGCACTGCACGCGGGCCAGGCCGAGGTAGCGCGCTCGAAAGCGCGATTCCGCGTCGTGGCCGCTGGCCGTCGCTGGCGCAAATCCAGCCTGGGCGCGGTCGAATGCCTGGTGACCGCGCAACGTGGCGGGCATGCCTGGTGGGTCGGTCCGACGTTTCCCATCGCGTCTATCGGCTGGGGCATGATCCGCAGCCTGGCCGTGCAGCTACCTGGCGTGCAAATCGCTGAGGGAGACCGCATCGCGACATTCCCAGGCGGCGGCTGGGCACAGGTCAAAAGCGCGTCTGACCCAGACTCATTGCGCGGCCAGGGGCTCGACCTGGTGGTGCCCGACGAGGCGGCCTTCATTCAGGAACGCGCCTGGACAGAAGCGCTGCGGCCTGCGCTGGCAGACCGTCAGGGGCGCGCGCTTTTCCTGTCAACGCCGAAAGGGCGCAACTGGTTCTACCGGCTGTGGTTGGCAGGCCAGGACGGGCGTGCCGACTGGCAATCCTGGCAGTTCCCAACCTCATCGAATCCGTTCATTGCCCCCGCCGAGATTGAGGCCGCGCGCATAGCCATGCCGGAGCGCGTATTCCTACAAGAGTTCGAGGCACAATTTCTTGACGACGCGGGCGCGGTTTTTCGCCGCGTGGCCGAGGCGACCGAACGCACGTTGCCGCTCACGGGCAGCGTGGCAGTGGGTGTGGACTGGGGCAAGGTCGATGATTTTACGGTCCTCACGGCGGCGGATAGCGGAGGCCAGGTGCTCGAACAGGACGCGTTCAACCAAATCGACTACGCTGTGCAGCGCGAGCGCCTCAAGGCGTTCTGTGACCGGCACCACGCTACGCGCGTGCTAGTCGAAACGAATAGCATCGGTGAGCCGATTCGAGAACAGTTGTGGCGCGACGGATTGCCGGTTGAGGGATTCACCACGACAGCGCAGAGCAAAGCACAGATCATCGAGGCGCTGACGCTGGCATTCGAGCGCAACGAGATAGCGCTGCCGCCCGACCGCGCGCTGCTGAATGAATTGCAGGCATTCGAGATGTCCAGGCTGCCAGCGGGTGCAGTGCGCTACGCAGCCCCGGCGGGCATCCATGATGATCGCGTCATGTCGCTGGCGTTTGCCTGGCACGCGATCCGGCACCGCGTGGTTGACGGCGCGCTCATGGTGTAAAATGGGCTCGCAGTGAGCGCAGTGCAGGTATGATTCAGGTATGGGAAAGCGCCTCTGCGGGCATTCTAGAGGCATGTGTGGAAAAAGAAGACCGTTATAGTCAACTCTTACTTGACACTTTGTAATAACGGTAAACTGAGGCATTATGGTCAATCGAGCACTTGACAGTCATACCAGAATTGCAGTTATACAAGACATAAACAAGCCTCTAGGAAGCCTCAGGGCGTGCCGTTATAGGTCTATGAATACTATAGTACCTGTGGAATCATGACAATATGAGAATGATTGACAGACTATCAGCGGCATATCGCGCGTTCGTGCTCGGCCCGGCGGTCGTGCCGTCCTGGGCGGTATCGTCCGCGTTCGGCCAGGTTGCCTCGGACGACGTAAACTACGGCGATTATGTCGTGACCTCGAACGCGGTCTACACCTGCGTGACATTGCGCGCAGAATTGCTCGCGTCGCTTCCGCTCAGACTCTATCGCGTCACGCAGAGTGGACAGCAGACCGAAATCACCGGCGGCGACCTAGGCACGCTGCTTGCGTCGCCAAATCCGTGGTGGACGCAGTCGCGGTTGCTGTCCATGACGGAAATGTCGCTGGGGCTTTGGGGCAAGGCGTTTTGGTTCCTCGAACGTGGCGCGAGCGGGAAGGGCCGGGCGCGGGCCATCTACTGGGCGCGCGGCGACTGCGTCACGGTGGTTCCCGACGCGACGGGGTACGTGCGAGAGTTCGTGTACCGACCAACCTGGGGCGCGGCTGAACTGCATTTTTCGCCGGCCGAGACGCTCTGGCTGCGCTACCCGAATCCGCTTGACGAGTTCGATGGGTTGTCGCCCATGCGCGCCGCGCGTCTGGCTGCGGACACGGCCAGTGCCGCGATGAAATCAAACAAGGCCATTTTCGACAATGGCATGCAACCTGGTGGATTCATTCTGCCACCGGCGGGACAAACGTGGACGCGCGAGCAGGCTGAGCAGCTAGAACAGTCGCTGTCGCAACGGTTCCGCGGCCAGGACAAGCGTCACCGCTGGGCGGTACTGCGCACGGAACTGAATATGCAGCCCGCGCCGGTGTCGCCGAAAGATGCCGAGTTCCTGGGCGCGATGGGCTGGGCGCTGGAGGACGTGTGCCGCGCCTACAAGGTGCCGCTAGATCTGATCGGGGGGCAGCGCACATACGAGAACGTGAACGCGGCGATGA